TTTTGGACTAGATTTAAACAATGTTCGAGAAGCGGCAACTGCCACAAGAACAAATCCATTTAAAGAAGTATTTTTTGAATCAGTAGATTATAGAACTTTTAGTTTTAGATATAAATTTTTCCCAAAAGATTTATCAGAATCTAATAAAGTACATTCAATTATACGCCTGTTTAAATACCATATGCACCCGGAATTAAGTGAACAAAAAATGTTCTATGTATATCCTTCGGAGTTTTCGCTTAGATATTTTTATAAAGATAAAGAAAATGATTGGCTACACAAATTTGCAACTTGCGTATTAACAGATATGTCAGTGGAATATGGCGGCGATCAGTTCTCGACTTTTGAAAATGGCGCGCCTGTTGAAATAGGTATGACTCTAACATTTAGAGAAATAGAACAAATAACAACAGACGGAATAAAGTATGGCTACTAATTTATTTGTAGATTTCCCGAGAATATCATATACTTTAGATGACTATGATAGCGAACAAGTTGTTGTTGATATTTTTAAGCGAGTAGTCTTATCTAAAGAATTTAAAGAAAACACGTCATATTATTTTGAGTATGAAGTTCTTCACGGTGAAACTCCTGAAGAGTTGTCTTATAGATTTTACGGCACACAAAATTTACATTGGTTAATACTAATGGTAAATGATGTAATTGACCCAAGATTTAATTGGCCGGTATCTGAAGAAAATTTATTCAAAATTGTTTCTGACAAATATGGCGAAGATAAAAATGTGTTTACTATCAATAGAGCAACGAATGCAAAAGGATACCAGGTAGAAACATTCTTCCTTCTTTCAGAAGAGTCTACACATAAAGAACCTGTTAGACTATTGTTTGAAGACAACGATCCGGATTCAATTAATACTCCAATTGCATATCTAGAATCAAATACAATAGTTCAGTTTGAAAGTAATTTTGAAATTGAACAGAATAAAAATGAAAGCTACAGAATGATACGTATAATGAAACCAGACTTTGTGCAAGATGTTCTAACAAATTTTAAAACTATAATTACGCAGTAATGGCAAATATTGAAGAACAAATACTGTCACCAGGCAATGTAAAGATAAATCGTCTTTACATGGTATCACCTAATAAAGGTAGATACATAGATTTGCGAGATTATTTAGCCGAATTAAATATCTACGAAAATTTATTTTCACCGGGCATATCAGGCACAATTACATTATCCGACAGTAGAAATTTAATAAAAGATTTGCCAATATTGGGTGAAGAATTATTATTAGTAGATTTTAAAACGCCAACATTTGATGACAATCTTAGTATATACAAAACATTTAGAATAACGGGTATAGCAGATAAATATTATGCAAAAGATGGTAGTACTCAAGTTTATATTTTAAATTTCTGTTCGGTTGAAACAGTAAGAGATATTACATCTGCAATTTATCAAGCGTTTGAAGGTTCGCCTGAAGACATAGTCAAAACAATTTACAATGATTATCTAGCTCATACTAGAAATGCAACTGTCGATAATGAACCACCTGATGACACTAAAACTCCGCTTAATATTATAGGCAAAACTACAAATGTAATAAAATTTGTTAGTCCAGGATGGTCGGCTGTTCAATGCATAAATTGGATAGCAGGTAAATCTGTTCCTGAAAATAATTTGGCAGCAAACTATTTGTTTTGGGAAACAACTAAAGGATTTTATTTTGGTAATTTAGATAATTTATTTAAAAATAAAACTAATATTTCTATAGGCAAATACATATATTCGCAAACATATGTGAATAATTCAGACCCCGGAAATACCGCACAAAAGATGATGTCTATACGAGAGTTATCTATTAAGAAAAATTTTGATCAATTATCTAATAACAATAATGGATACCTTGCAAGTAGATTAATAAATGTGGACTTATACAATAAAAAGTATGAGGTATATGACTATGACCATGCGCAGAAGTTTGCAAATTATACTCATCTGGAAACAGGCAAAGTTACCCCGTTATTTGATGTAAATACTGCAAGAATACCTGATTCATATAAAAAATTAAACTATAGTCATGCAAAATTACATACAGATATAGATAATAACTTTGATGAAATAATTAAAAACATATCGGGGAATAGAAGATCAAATTTGATAGAACTTGGAAATTTTAATATGAGCATAACGATACCCGGCAGGACAGATGTGGAAGTAGGTAATATTATTCAAATTCTTTTGCCAGATCAAAAAACATTTGAAAAAAATAATCTTGAAACTTCAGAAGATGATTTGTATTCTGGATACTATTTAATAACTGCTTTGAATCATAAAGTAAATGCATTAGGACATTTTATCAAAATGACCGTCACTAAAGATTGCTTTAAGGCATCTGAATTACGATGAAAAATAAAAATTTAAATTGGTGGACAGGGGTCGTTGAAGATAGAGATGATCCAGAAAAATTAGGAAGATGCCGCGTAAGGATATTTGGTTATCATACTAGCGACATTAGAGAATTGCCCACAAAAGATTTACCATGGGCAATACCTATTCAACCAATAACTTCTGCAGCAACATCAGGAGTAGGGGCAACTCCGGTTGGGGTAGTTACTGGTACATGGGTTGTTGGCTGGTTTTTAGATGGTGAAGAGGCACAAAGACCTATAATAATGGGCACGCTTGCAGGCAAACCATCGTCAAATGCAGAAACAAAAGCAAAACAAACTCAAGCAAGTACAGAAACAAACACATTAAAAGACACCAGAAACAAAATAGTATATGACCAACAAGGCAATGCTATTAATAATGATACTGTACAATTAGATGTTACAGAAACTTTATTACCTTTAAAATCACAAGATTTAACAAAATTAACTAAAGCACTAGGTGATACTCTATCTGCGGGTGTTTACACCAAAGTCGGTGATAGCGGTGAATTGGGAAAATATCAGTTATCTCTATCCACATTAATTGATCTTGGATATTTACGAAGACCACCCGGTGGAATTATCACTAGTGATATAGCAGATATGGATTCCAATTGGACAAATAAGGGTGGCATAAAATCTAAAAGTGCTTTTTTAGCTAGTACAACTGTTCAAGAAACAGCAATGTTTGATTATACGAAAAGTAACTATGATACTTTAGTTAGATTAGGTAAGGTAAAAGAAACAGATAATTACCAAGTGGTTGGTGGATTATTGGCATCTGCTCACATAATGGGAGCAAAGAATTCTGATAAGTTAGATAAAAAAACATATGCTGGTGCAAAGGCAAGAGACTTTTTTATTATTGGCAATTCTATACTCGGTGGCGACTCTACAGAGTTTCTTAGAACATATGAAGAAGCAGGAAATTACTTACCAGATACATCCACACTAAATAATGAAGATCTAGCCAAGGTAAAGGGGTTTGAAGATCCAAATAAAAAATACCCTAAATTTGAATACGCCGGATTATCAGATATCAATAAACTTGCAGTAGGTGATAGGTCACACTTATCTTTTCAAATAAAAGAAAATAATAAAATAGAAAAAATACAATTAGCAAAAACATCCCAAACTTGGGATGAGCCAGAACCAGCATTTGGCGGGAATTATCCGTATAATCAAGTAATAGAAACAGAAGCTGGTCATGTTATAGAAATAGATAGTACACCTAACGCTGAAAGAATACAGGTGTTCCACAAAAAAGGAACATACATTGAAATAGATGTTAATGGTTCAATGGTTAGAAAAACAGTAGGCGAAAATTATGAGATAATGGATCGTAATAATTTTGTATATGTTAAGGGTGCTCATTGCTTAACTGTAGAAGGCAAAACAAGTATATTAGTTAAAGACAATGCTGTTATAGAAGTAGAAGGTGATTTATCTGTAACAGGTCGCGGAAATACTTTAGTGCAATCTGCAGGCTATATTGCCGTAGTTGCAGACACTGCGGCTGTAACTACAAAAAACGGATTGGATATTGCATCCGAAGGCGCTGTAAACATACAAGGTAAAAGTATAAGTATGCGATCTAGTAGTGGGGCAATTAATATTAAATCTAGTGCGGATTTAAATCTTCAGTCTAGTGCCACTGGAGCATTGAGCTTGAAAGGCGGCTTAACAGTATTAATCGATGCAGCTATAGTTAAAACAAAAATGGGTGCAAATATTATAAAAGCTATAACATTGGGTATATTAACACCTCCTTCTAAGAAGACTCCTAATACAACACAGATACCAGTGTTACAAAGAAAAGATTTCAATGACGAATCATTTTTATTCGATTCCGGAGAACCACAAGCAGCCGCATATAATGCGCAAAGAGAGGCGGCGGGGGAAATATCAAACGATATTCAATTAACTCCGAAGGCGTCGGATTTAGCTATTACGAGAAGTATAGGAGTTGCGTCTAGTTCAAAGATATCACAAGCAGATTGTGAAATATGTTATAAGTTTAATAACAGCTTTCCTAGATCATTTAAATTATCAAAATTATTTACTCTGGGTAGTTTGATTCCTGGAAATTTAGGACCACCCTTACAAGCGCAACGAGGATTACAGGAGCAAGATATTGTTTGTAATCTAATGCAGTTGGCGGAAAATGTTTTAGAACCTATTAATGCAAAATATCCAGGAATGATTGTTAGTAGTGGATTTAGATCAGAAAACGCAATTAATCCACAAACAGGCAAAATTGTTGGACCAAATAATAGCGACCATGGAATAGGGGCTGCTGCAGATTTACAATGGCCTAACAGACAAAAAAGCGATTTAAAAGATATAGCCGAATGGATTGTTGCAAATGTACCTCACAGACAAGTTCTTTTAGAATATACTACAAATGCTGGTACCGATAAAATTAAATCTGCGTGGATACACGTTGCTTTCTTATCTGACAACGGCAAATTGGTGCGGTCAACAAAGGCGCCCGTTCAAACATTTGTAAATAACGAATCTAGGTATACTAAATTGGTAAATCTAGCATAATAAATATCAATTATGGCAACACAAAAAACAGCAAAAGCTTTTGTAGATTTAGATCTCTCGTTTAAGGTTAATCCTTTTACTAAAGACCTGTATTTAAAAACAGATGAAGAAGCAGTTAAAACAGCTTTAAAACATCTTATACAAACACGAAATTTTGAAAGACCCTTTCACCCTGAAATAGGTACTCAAGTTTATTCACTATTATTTGAAAATTTTTCCCCTGCTGCAAAAATTGCAATGGAACGAACGATTGAGGAAGCAATAATGAAATTTGAACCTAGAGTAAGACTAATAGATGTGCAGGTTAAAGAAACTGTAGAATCCAATGACCTACTTGTGAATATAGTATTTGCTTTAAAGAACACAGACAAACCAATAACAATTACAACTTTACTAAGTAGAGTACGATAAATGGCAAATTACAGATTAGCAGAATTAGACTTTGATGATATTAAAGTCAATCTCAAACAATTTTTAACAAACTATAGAGATAAAGATAATAATCTTATTTTTAAAGATTATGATTTTGAAGCGTCTAGTTTATCTATACTGTTAGATTTGTTATCATACAATACACACTACAATGCTTATTTAGCAAACATGGTTGCCAATGAGATGTTTTTAGATTCTGTAGTAAAACGAGAATCTGCAGTATCAATTGCAAAACATTTAGGGTATCGACCATTATCTTATAGAAGCGCTAAAGCAAAAGTTTCTTTCACAATTAATAATCCCGTAGATACGCCGCCAACTTTAACATTGCCTAAGTTTTCGCCGTTTACTACAACAATCAACAATACACAGTATACGTTTTCAAATTTAGATGCAATATCAATTAAACCAACTAACGGTGTTTATACATTTACAGATGTTGAAATAACAGAGGGCGAAGCATTAAGTTATGTTTATAGAGTTGATTTGTCTGGACCAGATGAAAAATATACTATACCAAATAAAAATATAGATACAACTACAATTAGAGTAACAGTACAAAATTCTTATACTGATTTAGTGACACAAAGTTACACCTTAACAGACAATTTAGAAGCATTGAATTCAGAATCAAAAGTATTTTTCTTGGAAGAAAACCCATCGGGGTTTTATGAAATTTTCTTCGGTGATAATGTATTAGGAAAAAGATTGTTTCCCGGCAACTTAGTAAAAATTGAATATCTAATTAGCAATGGTTCTTTTTGTAATGTATCTGGGGAAATAGAACAACGATTTTCGTTAGGTGTACAGGTTGGAGGGGTCTCTTTAGCTTCTTCTATAATTGCAGCAACAAACTCATCAGGTGGAGATGAACCAGACACATTGGAAGATATTAAATTTAAAGCTCCTCGTTTCTTATCTTCATTCAATAGAGCAGTAACAGCAAAAGATTATAAAGCAATTATTGAGTCAAATTATCCTTTGGTAGAATCTGTATCTGTTTGGGGCGGCGAAGAAAACATTCCTCCAAAATATGGTAAGGTTATTATTTCGCTAAAACCATATTTTGGGTATACTATCAATACAGAACTTAAGAATAAAATTCTGCAAGACATACTGCAAGATAAAAAGATAATGTCTATTATACCTGAATTTGTTGATCCAAATTACCTACATATTACTTTGGACACAAAAGTAAAATTTGATCCTGCAAATTCAAGATATACACCGCCGGAAATACAAATCTTAGTTAAAGCAAAAATTGAGGAATATTTTTCTGTAGAACTACAAAAATTTGATAAAGATTTTGTATATTCTAGATTATCTAAAACAATAGATTCTATTAATTCATCTATTGTTGGTAATGTAACAAGTTTTAGAGTACATAAAAGAATAACGCCCGTAGTTAATATATCAAATAGTTATGCCGGTGCAACAATTATAAAATTTGCAAATAAATTATTATCAGGAACCATACAGTCTACGGGGTTCTATTACAAAATAAATGACGAAATAAAAGCAGTATATTTTAAAGACGTGCTAACAACGTCTGGTACTAGCAACTTAAATTTATACGACCTATATACAGATAGTTTATTAGTATCATCTTTAGGAACCGTTGATTATGTTAATGGAACAATATCTATTGCAAGCTTAAATCCTGCTGGTTATATTGAAAATAGCAGCGACATTCGATTCTATGCTAAAATTGAAGAATTAGATATTAATGCTACAAAAGATTTGATACTTATTATAGATGACGGCACATTAGATACAACATCTAAGCGTTTAGCCGGTTTAACAGTAACAGTAACAACACAATAAAATGGCAGAAAATATTTTTGTGCCCGATACTTTATTGGGTCCTTTAAAATTATACGGGACGTCAAAGCCCGAGAGTTTTGCTGGCTACCAAACAGGTTGGTTTTATCCTTTATACACTACACGTAAAGAAGCAATCCAAGCAGATATAGATAGAACAGGTAAAGGCGTTTATCAAACCATAACATTTTATGGTCGTACTGGCGAATTCTATATTCCAGATAGCTTTAAAAATTTAGCTCAATTAAAAGATCCTTTAATTTATACTTTATATGAAGGTAACGGTGCGGAGAATCCATTTAAACGAATACAGAATAGATTATCAATTTTAGTCGAAGATCAGTTACCTGATTTTATTCAATCTGACTATGGAATGTTTGTAACATTCATAAAAGCATATTATGAATTTTTAGAGCAAAACAATCAAGCTCAAGAAATTTTGCAAGACATTTCAAAGTATGCAGACATAGATGAAACAACAGAAAACTTAGTTACTAGATTTATACAAAACTATGCAAACGATTTGACAGTATCAAGTAGTGCAAATAATAGATTATTGATAAAGAAGATTCGTGAAATCTATAGTAAAAAAGGAACTGAACCGGCATATAGAATATTGTTTAATGTTCTATACAAAGAATCTATAGATTTTTTCTATCCGTATGATATTGTATTGAAAACGTCTGATGGAAAATTGGTTACTCCGAGAGCTTTAAGAGTTAAACAAATTACTGGTAGACAAAACATTTTTGATTTTGAAAATACCGAAATAGTTGGCGTAACTTCAAAGGCAAAAGCAATTGTTAATAAAGTAATTAAAATTGATTTAAACGGGTTTGATGTATATGAATTGATGTTAGATACAACTAGTATATCTGGCGAATTTTTAGCAGATGAACAAATTACAGCAACAAAAACTATATTACTTACAGGCGAAAAATTTACGACAACTAAATTAACTGCAAGGCTATATTCGGTTGTTAGTAGAATAGATATTGTCGATGGTGGTTTAGGTTATAGAAAAGATAACCAAATTACTATTACAGATGAGTCGGGAATTCTTGCAAGAGCAAAAATTAATAGTGTAAATAGATTTGGTTCAATTACGAACATAGAAATTATTGAGCCAGGATTAAATTACAGTGCAAACACAATAATTAATTCGGGGTTACCTACCGAATCGTTAACAGGTACGTATATTGTTAAAAAAGGACAAGTTACGTTAACATTCCCAATACAACACGGGTTGGTACGTGGAAAAAATATAAATGCATATTATACTGGAAATGTGTTTAGTCCAATTGACAACACTTCGCATAATGCTATAATTACATCTATTCCAAATGTAAGATCAATTAGATACAAATATCCTGGATTTTAAATGGCAACGTATATTCTATCAACAACATCGTCTACGGTAAACGAAGGTTCTAATGTAACAATTATACTGGATACTTTAGGCGTGCCTAATAATACATTTGTGCCGTTTACAATTACAGGTACCGGTATTGATACAGATGATTTTAACGGGTTGACTTCGTTGTCTGGTAACTTCAATGTCCGCAATAATCAAGGCAGAATAACTTTAGATACCAAGAAAGATTTAAAAACAGAATTTGACGAAACATTTGTTCTAAGATTAACTGGTACTGCGGGCTCTGAAAATATTGGTATCATTATAAAAGATACGTCTACAACAACATCAAACAATGTAGTTAAATTTACCATAACATCTGCTTCTTCATCAGTGTTTGAAGGTAGTTATGCAACATTCTTTATAAAGGCATTAGATTTAACACCTGGTACAGTTGTACCATATAGAATTTTTGGTATCCAGGCAGATGATATTGCAGAAGGCACATTAACAGGATTAGCAACGTTTTTACCAACAAGTACAGCAAATCAAACACAAGCAAACATTACACTAACTGTTTTAGACGACAAAAAATCTGAAGGGTTAGAAACAATAGTGTTATTGCTAAATCCTGATTTTCCGTATTCCTTACAGTTATCAAGTACAACAACAGTATTGGATACGTCGTTATCAGTTGCGCCCGAATACATTATAAATGCAAATAGAACAAGAGTAGTTGAAGGTAGCAATGTTACCATATCATTAATCACTTCAAATATATCAGATGGCACTATAATTCCTTGGAGAATTATAAAACAAACTGGCGATATTACCCTAGGCGATTTTGATAGAATAAGTTCTTTAGATGGTTATTTCCCCGCAATTAGCTCAAACATTGCAAATATAACTCTTGAAATTAGAGACGATTATTTGTTTGAACAATCGGAATTTTTCTATGTGGAAATACCAAATAGAAATGCATCATCGCCGATTATTGAGATTATCGATTCTGGCAACACGTATTTAAGTTCTGATGCTACATATACAGGAAATGTAATTCTTAACTTTTTAGATCCCGCAGTATTGCGTGCCAACATAGGCGGATTAGCTGCCGGGAAATCATATTGGAAAGATACATCCGGACAGCTATCAGAAAATATGTATTTACAGGGCAAGACTCAATACGCAACAGAAGACTCACTTGCATTTTATCAACCATTTTCGTATGTTATACGTTCATCAAAATCTATAGATGAATGGGGTAGCAGTATTCGCTCCGTTTTACACCCTGCAGGATTGAGTGTTTTTAGCGAAATAAATAATGAAACAATGCCATATAACACAAAATCGTTAGAAGTAAAAGCAACAAACGATACAGAAATAATTACGTTCTCATCAATCACTATTGACAATTCTACATTGTTTGCAAGCAATACGAAATCAAAGGTCTCTGGTAATTTGACGGTAGATTCCGTAACATCACTATTTAACTTATAATAAATAATAGATGCCTAATATAGTAACTAACAAATTTAAAATCAGTAATGCTAAAAGTTTCTTGGACAGTTATACTGTTTCCGGAGAAAACACATTATATATGTTCTTAGCAAAACCTGACCCATGGGGTACAGACGATACTCCACCTGCGCCTGCAGATACGCTACAAAATCATTCTAAAACTTGGGATGAGATTGTTAGTTTAAAGCGTATAATACCAACTAATATGGTAAATGTCATTAAGCGTATAAATTGGATACCGCAAACAGTATATGCAGAATACGACCATGAGGATGCAGAGTTATTAACAAAGAATTTCTATGTTATCAATAGAGATTTTGATGTTTACAAGTGTATAGACAATGTAGGTGGTTCTGCATCTATAGTTGAACCAACTGGAAAAAATTTAAATATATTTACTACATCTGATGGTTATAAATGGAAATACCTATATACTGTTTCTACATCAGACAAATTAAAATTTTTAACAGACAATTGGATGCCAGTAAGAACTAATGCGGATGTTGCAGCAGTTGCAAAAGATGGTGCTATAGAAAATATTAAGATTTATAATGGCGGTTTAGATTATTCGGTATTCTCAAAAGTTACAATAGAGGGCGACGGTGTTGGTGCAAATATTTCAGCCAAACAAAGTTTAGGTGTTATATATGATTTTGTCTATACAAATGCTGGTTCAAAATATAGATTTGCAAATGCCTACATATACGACAATCAAGGCACAGGTAGATTATCAAACATTAAAGCTATATTAAGTCCTGTTAATGGGCATGGTTATGATCCTGTATTAGAATTAGGTGCCTATTATGTTATGTTGAATGTAAAGGCAGAATATAACGAAGGCTATGGGGATTTCCCCACAGGATTTTCTTTTAGAAAAGTAGGCGTCGTTAAAAATCCAAAGCAAACTGGTAATGTTTTAGCAAATGCGGCAACATTATCTGGACTAATTGGTATAAATGTAAGTAACGTAAATGGTACATTTATAAACAACGAATATCTTGTTGGTACTACTAGTAAAGCAAATGCTTATGCAGTAACATCAAATGTTGTTTCAGGAAACGGATATATTAGATATATTCAATCATTTGGAACTACAGAAAATTATAGACCATTTACAATCGGAGAGTCTGTAATAGGCAGGACTTCCGGTGCAACAGCAATAGTTACACAATCTTTATTATCAGAAGTAATACAAGACACAGGTGAAATACTCTATTTAGAAAATAGAGAACCTGTAACTAGAACAATAGATCAAACAGATAATTTACATCTTGTAATAGAATTTTAAGGAAAAGATATGACTGTATTAACAAATGTTTCACCATATTTTGATGACTTCGACGAAAATAAAAATTTCGTTCGAGTGTTATTCAAACCCGGTGTTGCAGTACAAGCACGAGAGTTAACACAATCGCAGACAATATTACAAAATCAAATTAAGTCTGTAGGTAATTTTCTATTTAAAGATGGAAGTAAAGTTTCTGGCCCCGCACCATCTGTTAATCTCGATGCAAGAACAATTCGATTAAAAAATACAGATTTGCGTGGTTCGCCAATTGCTGTTTCAAATTTTTTAAACACATATGTTACTACAGCAACATCAGAAGTTTTAGGATATGTAGAGTTTGTATATGAGGCAGATGATCCTAATTTAGGTGATCCTATTAGTGTTGTTATTTCTTTAAAGAAATTTAACATAATAAATGATGGTATGTTTGCTGAAAATGATGAACTGTATTTTTATACTGATTATACAGATGCATTAAATAAAGCAACGCCTAGTTATACAGCAATTGCAACAACTGATATTACAAAGAATGCAATATCTACTCTTAAACAATTTTCTAAAACTGTTGTTTTAACAAATCCTAGCACAATTATTGAAGTAGGTGATTTATTAGTACATCCTTCTTTAACAAAAAAATTATATGTTACTAAAATTGTTAACACACTTGAATTAGAAATCAGTGATACTCCGGATGTTGTTATTGGTGGACAAAATGTTTCTTATGTAACCAAGGCAACAAATCCAACAACTATTGTATCACAGGATGACTCAATATTTTACAAATATGGGTTTTTTGTTAAAGCAACGATACAAAAAATTGTACCGGATAGAAAAACAGCATACCCTACGAAATTAGTTGGCTATTTAAGTGACCAGCAAATAATTACAAGTGAAGATGATACTACGTTATTAGATCCTGCGTTTGGTAGTTCAAATTATTTTGCAACCGGTGCGGATAGATTAAAAATAGATTTAAATGTTGTAAGTTTAGATGTTAATTCTGATGGCAAAGTTGAAAGTGCTGTTGCTGGCGATATAATTCCGTTATTAAATTACAACAAAGGACAAATTGAATATCTTGCAGAGTTGACGGCTGATGCAGATTTAGATAAAAAATTAGCGGAAAGAACATATGATGAATCTGGAAGCTATGTAGTAAATTCATTTAAGATATCGCCTATTGTTGGTCTCGAGACTGATACTGATTTAAAGTTTTCGTTATCTGAGGGCAAGGCATATGTGGGCGGATTACCAGTAAGAACGGTTGGCGCAACAGAAATATCTGTTCCAAAGTCTACTTTGACAGAAACAAAGACTGGTTACAATATTAATACCACACAGGGTAATTATTTTAAATTAGCTAACGTGCAGTATAAAATTATTTCACCTACACAATTAACTGCAAGTTCAATGTTTTTGGAATTACATAGTGTAAAAAATCCAACAAACGCAAATACATTAGTTGGTACATTAGCATATAAAAATATTGAGTATGATAGTTATATTGGTGGGATTAATACTTCACCTCAATATAAGTTATTCTATAACTTATATTCTCCGGTAAAAGAAGTTCCTGCAACATGGGCAGATTGGTCTACAAAATATGGAGCTTCAGTTGCAGATGGACAATATATAGCAAATATATTTTATACGTCAAATGAACTTTTAGGTCGATATGGACCAGCAAATACTCCGTATTATGGATTATTTAGAGAACCTGATACTAAAGGCGTCTACGATTTATACAATAATTGGATCTTTAATAATAAAGATATTGAAAAAGTTAAAGTCGATGTAGTTGCAGCTTTAAATTCACCGTCTGCGAATCCAGATGATAAAGCAAGATCATTATCAAATACTAAATCATATTTAGAAGTTGTAAATGGAAGCCCGTTCTTTGACGGGTTAATTAATGTAAAACAAATACGAAGTGTTGTTGGAGTAGCAAATGGGTTAACATCTCATGGTACAGCAGCAACTTATGCTTTACCATTCTTCTATGCAGATATTGCAAGTGATGGTATTGCGTCTACCGGCGTAACTACAATTTTTGATTCGAATAGACCAGCTGAAAGATTATTATTCCCAATCAATAAGACATTTGTAAAAAATGTTGATACTATTAGAAGCGAG